AAATACTAGACCTTCGTATGCAGACTGGTGAGCCATACCTAGTCTTCATTGACACAGCTAACAAAGCTATGCCTCAATGGTTGAGCAAAAAAGGTTTGAAGATTAATGGCAGCAATCTGTGTACAGAAATCTTTCTACCCACTAACGAGAAACGAACAGCAGTGTGCTGCTTGTCCTCTTTGAATTTGGAATACTATGATGAATGGAAGAATGACAAACAGTTCATCTTGGATGTTATGGAAATGCTAGACAATGTGTTGCAATACTTTATTGATAGAGCACCGTCAACAATTGCTAGAGCTAAATATAGTGCAATGATGGAGCGTAGCATTGGTGTAGGTGCGCTAGGCTTCCATGCTTTTTTACAGAAGAAAGGGATTGCCATCGATGGTGTGATGGCTAAGAGTTATAACAATGAAATATTTAAGCACATACATGCTTCGTGTTTACGGGCTGATGCTGTCTTGGAGCAACAGCGTGGTAGTTGCATCGATGCTGGTCACAGTCTTATTCGTAGAAGGTTTAGTCATCATACTGCTATTGCTCCTAATGCCAGTAGCAGTCTTATTATGGGGAATACTAGCCCTTCAGTTGAGCCGTACAGAGCGAATGTTTTTAGGCAGGACACACTTAGTGGAGCGTTCGTATATAAGAATAGGTTCTTGAAGACAGAACTTGCTGCACTGGACATGGACAATGACGATGTGTGGGCATCCATCATTAGCAATGAAGGATCTATACAGCATCTAGATGTTCCTGAGCAAGTGAAGGAAGTGTTTAAGACTGCTATGGAAATTGATCAGCGTTGGTTGGTTGAGCTTGCAGCAGATCGTCAACAATACATTGACCAAGGACAAAGCATTAACCTGTTCTTCCCTGCAAATGTATCCATTAAATATTTGCATAGTATTCATTTTTTAGCATGGCGTAGTGGTTTAAAGTCTTTATATTATTTACGTTCTGAAAAGGTTAGAAAAGCAGATAAAGTTGGTGCACAAATTAAGCGTCAACGTATTGAAGATGATATTGATTTGAAGCAAGTAGCAGAGGGTGAGACTTGTTTAGCTTGTGAAGGATAAGACATGAAGAGATGCTATGCTTGTGCTACAGAAAAAGAAGATAAGGATTTCTATCCTAATAAAGCTAAGAAAGATGGCTTATCTACTGAGTGTAAAACATGTAGTAGAAGTAAAGCATCTAAGTATCACCATAGTAATACCAGTAAGGTTAGAAACAGCAACAGACTTAGAAGGTATGGAGTAGATGAAAAGACATATCTAAGTATGCTAGAGCAACAGGATAATAAATGTTGTATATGCAAACAGTCTGCTGCTGATTCTCCTAAAGGAGTATTATTTGTTGATCATTGTCATTCTTCTGGTAAGGTTAGAGGTCTATTATGTCATCATTGCAATCTTGTAATAGGACAGGCAAAAGATAATATAGACATATTGGAACAATCAATCGTTTATTTAAGGAAACATAATGAAGAAATATAAGATGGATACGGAAACTACAGCTTTCCGTCCTTTTACCTACCCTTGGGCGTATGACGCATGGTTGCAACATGAACAATCTCACTGGTTACATTCTGAAGTTCCTATGTCAGAAGACGTAAAGGACTACAAAAAATTAAGTAAAGAAGAACAAGAGTTTTTAACTAAAATTCTTAGGTTCTTTGTGCAAGGGGACTTAGACATTGGTAGTGGTTATCATAATCATTATATTCCTGCATTTAAAAATCATGAAGTTCGTATGATGCTATCTGGTTTCGCTGCTAGGGAAGCTTTGCATGTGGCAGCTTATGCTCACCTCATTGAAACCTTAGGCTTGCCTGAGTCTACCTACAATGAGTTTCTCCAGTACAAAGAGATGGTGGAAAAGCATGACTACATCAGCAACTTAAACCAAGCACCTATGGCTGAGAAGATTGCAGCCATCTCTGCATTCGGTGAAGGCATGCAGCTATTCTCTAGCTTTGTGATGTTGCTAAACTTTGCAAGAAATGGTAAGCTAAAAGGGTTGGGCCAAATCATTGCTTGGTCCATCGTTGACGAAACTCAACATGCTGAAGGCATGATTAAGGTCTATCGTGAATACGTTAAACACCATCAGGATGAAACGACTTCGGAGCGCATCAAAGAAATTGCGGATCAAATGGTTGGTCTTGAAGATCAATTTGTTGATCTGGCGTTTAGCATGGTTGAAGTCGAGAAGCTTACGAAAGAAGAAGTGAAGCAATACATTCGATACATTGCTGATCGTAGACTCATCTCTATGGGAATGAAGGGCATCTACAAGATTAAGAAGAATCCTCTTCCGTGGGTAGATGGTATGCTTGGTGTTAGCCACACCAACTTCTTTGAGCAGCGTGTAACAGACTATAGTAAGGGTGCTACCACTGGTACATGGGATGATGTATGGGGGAAAGCAGCATGATAGTTGTTAATGTCAGACAAGGCATAGGACTAGACATTGAATATAATGATGACATCTGTCACATTATTAATGATGGTGATGACACTGATAAGCTATTTGCTTATAGTGGTATACTAATAAAGCTTCCTTTTCTTAGCATCTACATTGGCGAGTTTGATGAAATAGGGGCACTCATTAAAGATAACTCTACAGGGAAATAACATGCAAGGTAAACCTGAACGATCTGCACCACTGCGTATTCAATTTGAACAAGGCTATAAAGCTTTCAGGCATGGATGGCTGGTCAATCAATATGACCCACTGTCTGTGGCAGGTAAGGAATGGCAACGGGGATTTGACCGTGGCTACTTCGATAACATTGAAAGACTCAATGGCTACCAAGCGGTTCGATAAAGAACTCCACGATACCTACGACAAGTTTGGAAGAGATGTAGTTAAAAACTATGTCTCTTCTTTTTGGAATATGGAAGCTAGAGATAATCCCGATAGATATGGGATTGATTTGCATCTGTATAAAGATGATTTGTTGGTAGGATATGCTGAGGTAGAGGTCAGACTATCGTGGAAAACTGTAGAGTTTCCATACGAAGATTTGAATGTACCTGCTAGGAAGAAGAAGCTTTTAACACAAGAGCTTCCTACACACTTCTTCTCAATTAACAAAGATGGAACAGCCTTGTTTCATTGCGAAGCTGCTGCTGTGTTAGACTCAGAAGTTAAAGAGTCTAGAAACAAATATGTCTACCAAGGAGAACTCTTTTACAAAGTCTCTCTTGATAGACTATCTTATGTAGTATTACCTACGGCTAGCGAGGCCACCCTTAGCTAAGCCAATTCTTTTCTTAGTTTCTTTATCTCTGTAGGTTCCACCTACCAAGTCTCTAATAGAATCAACAGCTTTAATCTCTTCTCTATTGATATCTTTTAATACAGAGCTAGGTGTGTCCATGCCTACATTGTATTTACGCAACACTTTGAATTGGTTTTCCAATACTCTCAGAGCTTCTGCCTTATCTTTATTTCCTACCTTCTCAAGAGAAGCAATAACTTTAGGAATGAAATCGTCAACTTCCATGTAGATATCAGACTGGTTCTTAGCAAACATCTTCAGTCTACCTGCTGTAGTTTGACTACTCTTAATGATGGGAGTTTCACCAGCCTTTAAAGATGCTGCTCCACCTGTTTCTCTAAACTCATTTCTAATGACGTTACGAACAATTCTATAAGCATTCAATGCTTGTGCTTCCTCACTGCTACCCATACCACCTTCTTTAATTGGTTTAAAAGATTCTGGATTTAAATAATTGTCTGAAAGTTTTTGTAGCTTAGACAAAGCAGCACTATAAACATCTTCTTGTCTTTGTGCTAAAGGAATCTTCTTCTCTGAAGCTTGTGTGTTTCTGGTGAGAGCAAGCTTTTCACTCTCAGTGAAAGCATCTTCTGTTTCTTTTAAACCAAGAGAACGAGGAAGACCCAGAGGTCTAGCCACTGTAGGACTACCAGTGATGGAACGAGCAATGGTATTCATGTCCCCATTACCCAGAGACTTTCTATACTTTTCCATTGGCATATTAATTCTTCTGAATTCATAATCAGCATATGGAATAGATGTTTCTAAAATATTAAGAGGTTCTTTACCGCCAAATCTTGGATCGCTATAATTAAATCTAGCATCCTTAGTAAAGGAAGTGGCTCCAACATTCAACTCGGAATGCCATACATCCTCTTTAGTTTGTGGATCTGAAAAACCTTTAGCTAAAATAGAATCAGCATTTGTCTGCGTTCCATGATAAAGAGTTACTGGTGGTTTATTTTTATACTTAGTACGAAGATCATCCAATTTCTTTTGTAGTGGCATAGAGAAGTTGATGAAGTCTTTAATAGCTTCTGGATCGTTAACATCTACTTCTTTATTCTTGGCTGCCCTATATTCACCTTGAGCTACAGCAATAACATCATCCTCAATCTTAGATGTTATATTAGGCATTTCAATAAGCTTGTCATAAGCATTAGTTCTAATGTCTTTTAAAGCAGCTAAAGCGTTTTGTCTTACCTCTAAGGAAGAGCCAAACTTAGGTTTGTTTAAGTTAGGGCTTTCAGATACTTCTTGCATATAAGGAGACATAGGAGCAGGAGCTTCCATTGGAAGGTCTGTCTTAATCTCTGGAACCACTTCTGCTTCCACCTTAGGTGGTGGAGTGAATGAAGCTTCAGCTTCTGTTACTAGCTTCTCCATCTCTGCATCCACAGGCTTAGGCTGAGACACAGCAGGACTGGTCTTACTCTTAACAAGAGGTGCTTTAACTACAGGAGCAGCTACTGTCTCTACTGGGGCTTCCTTCACTGCTGCTTTAGCTGCAGCATCCTGCATCTCTTTTAACAAAGACATAGAACTTTTTACTACAGCAGAAGAGCCAATTTCTTTACCTACTTGTTTAGCAGCTAGACCACCAACTTGATAACCAACAATACCGCCAGAGGCTTTCTCTACTGGTTTTTGTACAGCCACTGCTTCCGTCTTTAATACATCAGCATATCCTAAAGCAGTAGCATACTTCTTAAAATCTTTATCACTTTCAAAAGATACACCACGTTGTTGTTTATAGAAATCAAGAGTAACTCTACGAAGCTTTGGAGGTAATGCTTCAAATTGTTTTTGCTCAATAGGAGGAACTTTTTCCATGCTATAAAACTTTGCAATTGATTCATCTTTAGCTATCTTCTTTGCATCACTTTGCAATTCTGAAAATGCGTTAGTGAGTGCTATTGCTTTACCTTCATCAGTAGCTTTCTTATATAAGTCCATAGCAATAATTGGAGCTATGTACTTATCAATGTTGTTAGCCATAAAGCTTCTGGCAGCAGCATCCACTGTCTTATCACCAGTGGTTGAAAATATTTTATTAAATGGAATCTTTCTAGCTTCAATTTCTGTTTCAATCTCAGTCTTTGGCGGCACTAAAGCCAAGCCAGTCATCTGTTTTAATGGGCCAGTGTCTCTGAAAGCAGCTTGTGTTCTTGTTGCTGGTTGATATTCAGGCAGTGCTTGCTTTAAGATTGGTATGCCCTTTTGAATGTTCTTACCAACAGCAGTTAGGAATGTTCTTTCTTCATCCGGCTTAGTGACATAGATGTCTCTAGGCAGAGCTTCGTTACTATCGAAGGCACTGATGATGTCACTAATCTGATTAAGAGGTACAGTGGCTCTGCCTAGCCAAGCGCCAATTAAATCACCAGAAGAGCGTGATACTTTATTCAAAGCTGTTTGATCTGTCTCTCCTTCAGTAGCAACTATAGAAGAAGCAACTTCCTTAACTCTTTCAAGTGATTCTGAAGTAGACCCTACAGACTTAAAGCCAGTGAGAGCTTCAATCAAGTCCATAGCTTTAAAGTCTTCTGGCGTTCCGTTAATTATTTTGTAATAGAAGTCAGCCAAAGCAAATGGAACATTCATTGGGAATAGATATTTAATATCTACATTAGTTCCATCATCACTCTTCATGATGTTCCAAGGCTTATCTTGGTTTTCTTTTCTATAGGCATATGCAGCCAACAGAGTAGCCATACCAGTAGCTTGCTGTGCTATCTTTTCTGATCCTTGCAATAGTAGTTGAGAACCAGCTTCATCACCATTCTTTAAAAGCCTGACACCTTCAATGGCTTCAGCAGCACCCTTACCTGCGTACCAAGGGTTGTAATGTTTAGCTGTCCACTGTGTAGCATTCACTAAGAATCTAGCAAAAGGAAACACTGCTGTACTAATTGGTCTTGCTGCTTCTACGCCTTTAACAAAAGCCAAGCCCATTCCTTCAGTAGGTGTCTTACTGAATGTAAACGTAAGAGCATCATCAACACCTTGTCTCAAGATATCGATAGGAATGTTTTTATCTTGTGCAATTAGATCAACTAAATTAAGACCAGTCTTCCTGAGGTTGTTATCGATAGAAGCTGAAAAAATAGCTCTTCTTACATAGTTATCCATGATAACAGCAGGTGTATTTAAAATACGAATAGGAGCTATGAGGTCTGAGTTTTTCATGTCCTCTGCTGTAGCTAACATCTTGCTCATCAGCATTGGATTATTCTTAAGTGCTTCTTCTGTAATCTCTCTTGATAGATCACCTTGCCCTAAATAAAAATACCCATTTACAGTGTCATCAATAACACCATTAAATCCTTTACCAATATCTCCAGCCACAGGAGATCCTCGCATCTTTCCTGCTATCTTTCTTCCAGTATTAAAGATGAGAGACTCTAAACCTTCTTCTGCTGCACCATAAGTTAAGTTAGAGCCAACACCAAAAGCATTTCGCATGACGGTACTCATGTTAGTAGTCATAGCTGTAATCATGTTTCTGTCAGCTTTGTCAATCCATCCTTTAAAGGTCATCATTGGACCAGCCACTGGATCTTTCTTACCAAACAAAGCATCAACTGCCTTAGCTCCTTCTGGATCTACCTCTTTCATCTTGTTAAGCATTCTGCTAATAACAGACTTGCTTTGCAATGTACGAGCAGCATCACTTGTAGACACTCCATACATAGAAGAGAACTTCTTTAGAGCATCTTCGTCTAATCCAGCTGCCTCAAGCCTTGCCATAAAATTAGGCAAGTCTGTTCCTGCATCTGTCATAGATTGCTTGATGACATTGTCAGGAAGCTTATCAAAACTATCTAATGTTCTTTGAACAGCTTCAAATGTTTTCTCTCCTGCTTTAGGAGCAAACTCTGGAATCTGTTTCCAGATGGAAGCAGCAATAAGATCAGCTTGTTTATCAATTGAATTCTTTACTTGCATCTGTGCAATGCTAGTAGGTGATCCTTGCATGTCTAACAAATCACCACCATCATAGATGTTAGTTGTAGTGACTGCTACATTGTCAGCAGCTTCATCGCCTGTTAGTGCAGTGGGTTTATTGGCTACTTCAGTTTGTTTCTTTCTGGCATCAGTTAGATCTTTAAGGGATAGCTTATCACCCTTAAGAAACTTTGTTCCTCTTGTTGATGCTGCAACCAATGGAGCCACTTCTAATAATCCAAAAGGAGCTTGAATAGCTCCCATTGTTAAGGCTTCTGAAACACTAATGCCTTTATCTACTTTAGCTCTTTCTGCTTCTATTTTAGGACGTAGTTTGTTTTGATCTTCTTCAGACAAAGAAGGTAAAAGTTTTTCCATTTCCTGAATAGTGGCATCAGCTACAGCAAGCTCTCTCTTCTGTTTAGATACGTTAGTAACTGTGCCACTAGTGCCTTCAAATAACAAAGGAGAAACTGCAGCAGTAGCTCCAATCTTTGTTGTTAGTGCTTTCTTAATACCCACCTTAGCTGCTTCTTTGCCCACTATATTAACAGCTACTTTGCCTACACCTAAGCTGGCATATGTAAGTGGATTAGACAGCATCAATCCAGCATAGTCTTTCAATGCTGATAAAGGAGCTTGTCCTCTTGGATCAAAGAAGGAAGCTGTGTTTTCAAGAAGGTCATAAGCTTCACCTGCTTTAACAACATCCTCTGGTTTAGAATTGTTAATCCATTCTTGTTCTGCTGTAACACGCAAAGGATTTGGATCTTCTACAACACTTCGTATATGACTAACAACTCTATCAACATAATCCTTAGATGATTCACCTTTTTGAGGAAGGCCAGTCTTACCTAAGCGAACACTACCATAAGCTGTTAATTTATTTAATAAGTCTGGGTTCTTATGCAGATCATCATATGCATATTTAGAAGCCTCTTCTTCTTTAATCTTTTCTGCCCTTGCTACTAAAGATGTAGCTCTCTGACGAGGAGCAGCAAAAGCTGGCTTAGTTAAATCTTCAGGGGGTTTCTGAGCAGGAGGTGCAGAAGGAACAGCCGCTGGTGTAGGGGCTTGTTGTTGATCTGGAGTAGCCATACCTTTAAAATCCATCTTAACCACAACATCGTTAGTACCAAAACCAGTTGTAGGTGTTTGAGCTACTCCAACTTCTTTGTCATTAATACCGAAAGCCATAGTTACCCTTTAATCTTTTCTAAACCATCCGTATCCATATATCTTGTTCCCTTAGGAATGGCATCATATTCAGCTTTAGTTTTTGGGGCTGGCATTGCAGCAGGGGCTGCTGGCTTAGGTGGAGGAGCAGATGGTGGGGTTGCTCCAAGTCTTGGACTGCTCGGTGCAGGAGTTTGATTTGGTTGTGTAGGTAAATAAACAACCTCTGGTTTAATAACTTTACCCTCTCTATCAAAAAACACACCAATAGACAGCAAGCCCTGCTTAGCTTTATCATCAATAGCAGTCCCATCTGGTTTAGTAAATTGAGGGATGAGAGCTATCTTTGCTTGAACCATAGCTTGTTTAGCATATCCGGGATCAACCTTTGAAGGAGTAGCGTTTAAGTTTCCATTAATATCAGAAGTCCAAGTAAATGTATCTGACCTGTCTCCCACTAAAGCTATAAGGGTGTTTGAATAAGCCTTACCAACAGTAGTAATCGCATTCCCATATGATTGTTTTTCTTGATCAGCCTCTTTAGGATTACGCCAAAGAGCTTTGCGCTGATTAAGTCGTGCTGTATAGAGGCTTGCTTCTTCTTTACTTTTAGCATTCTGAACCTGATTGATAAGATTGGACATTTCTTGTTCATGACTTATTGGTTTTGCAGCCTCTGCTTTGGCGGCAGAAGAAGCTAATTCAGCTAACTGTTCAGCTAGTTTATCTTTTTCAGGTCCTCTAGGTGTCTGTGCATGTAGAAGAATAAGCTCTCCCTTGCTCTGTTCATATCCTTTAGTTTTAGCTAGTTTACTGTAATCCATCTCACCCATCATGTTAGGTGCTCGTTTAGTAGTGATGTCTTGATAGCCAATCAATTGTTCCAAAGTCATGCCATATTTAGCAGCAGCTTTCTGCGCTTGAGTATATCCATTACCTGCCACAAGTTTATCAACCAAGCCCCCTCCTTCAGCAACAGTATTAAACAACTCTCTAGTTTTTTCTGTAGCTGCGGCTCTCACGTTGAATAGCTCATCCATGTAGTCAGAAGCTTTAACATTAATAGGAGCACTTGATGCTGCTTTAAAGAAGTCAGGTGTTAAACGAGAAGATAGCTCTGGATCATCACGCAAACGCTTAATAATATCCTTAGCTACTTCTGGATTGGTCGCAAGTGTGATGAGCTGTCTATCATCAAACTTAGTACCATTTTTAAATGTAAAAGAACCCAGCTCACTAACAACAGCCCTGTAGTCTTCTTTCTGTTTATTAATTTCTTTCTTCTTCTCTTGAACATTGTGGTACATGTTAGTGATACTAGCTGCAGTGACAGCAGCTTGTTCTTCTTCCTTCTTAGTGATTTGCTGAGACAATCCTTTAGCAAATCCACCAACAAAACTTCCAAACCAACTAGCCATTATTTTTCTCCTCTTGCCATCAAGCCCTTAGCAGAAGGTTTCTCTTCTTCTACCATTGGCTCTGATGTGTTAGATTTTTTCATCTCTTGAATAAGTTCTGCAAGAACTCTAGGATCAACTGTATCTCTCTTAGTCTTTTCATCTCTAGAAACTACATAAGAAACATCATTGAGTTCTGCAATGGTTTTAATCATCTCTACAAGAATGGGAGTGACTAAGAAACCTACATCAACTGTATGTATTCCCTGCATAATTGCAGTTTTAGTGATGGTATTCACCATAGTTAAAATTGGAATGTCTCTCTTAACAACATCCAACACATCCATTACTAGCTCTGGATCATTGAACTTATCTGTGTAATAGTTAACTACGTCTTCTAGCTTCACATGTTGTGGAGGATTCTCCCACGGCACATTGCCCGGCTCAACTGTTAATGATTGACCGGGGATAGGAGCTGATAGAAACATATTAGGGTTTGCCATTCAAGATCTCCATCTTTTGTTTGCGGATGGCTGCAATGTATCCAGCAACTTGTGTATAAATATCATTATCTTCTTTTGGCTTTTTATCAGACATAGATTCTTTAGCTAACAATCCTTTAGCTGGTTTAGTTTTCTTAACAGCTAGCTTCTCATCTGCCATAGCACTCACCTTGCTATAAAACTTATCAAAGTTTTTCATCATCAATCTCCAAATATAAATCTAGTTACAGCGTCAAAGGCTTTATCAATTATGTTACCACCCGCTTTACTACCAGCAAATTGAGAAGCTACATTACCAAGAGCAGCAGCATTACCTGCTTCAATTGTAGCATTAGCAATAGCCATCTGACCTTCTCTAGAAATCTCTGCAGCAGCCAGTGATGTAGACCTGTTAGCATCATTCTCAGAAGATTGCCAAGCGTGGGTAACATCATCACGATACATCTGAACATTGTTGTTATATTCAGCCAATGTAACTTGCTGTGATAGCTGAGCATTAGCCATGTTAGCAGCATTAGTAGCTGCTGTGTTAGCAGTAGAAATCTCTCTCATCCACTGAGCATTAGCTTGGTCAATAACCAATCGTTGCTGTGCATTGAAAGTGTCTCTTTGGTTCTGTGACTCTGTATTAAACTTAGCAATAGAGTTTGATTGATCAGTGTTAAACTGACTCACTGCTGTAGTTTGTGCAGCATTAAACTGACTAACTTGTGTAGTCATTGTTGCATTAAACTGCGTAACTTGATTCTCACTGGCAGCATTAAATTGCTTAGCAGCATTAGCAGAAGCTGTGTCTGATAACAATGCTTGTGTTGTCACCTGTGCTTTAAACAATACAGCCTGTTGCTCATTGTCTAAGTTCTTCATGTCCATAGCTAAGAAAGCTTGAGCATTAACAACAGCAGCTTGCTGTCTAGCATTAAGGTTTGCTGTGTCCATAGCTGCATATGTAGCAGCGTTAGCAATGGTGGCAGACTGTGAAGCAGATAGCTCAGCCAAGCCAATCGATTTCAACATCTCACTGTTGTGAAGCTTTGCTTGTTGCTCAGCAGTAAATGTTAAGTTGGTGGCTTGAGAAATCTTATCAGCATTTAACACAGCAGCTTGCTGTCTATTATCTAATATCTTACCTTGTAAGGCAGCTTCAATTTGTGCATTAGCCAAAGCAACTTGCTGACGGTTAGAAGTGTTAGCCATATCAACTTGCACCTGCATAGCACTGTTGTGCAAAGCAGCTTGCTGTACATTGTTTAAGTTGATGTTAGCTTGTTCTGCATATCTAGCAGCATTAACAACAGCAGCCTGTTGTTGGTTGTTTAAGTTTTGTCCTTGTAAGGAGGCTCTGATTTGTGTGTTAGCCAACATTGTTTGTTGCATGTTGGACAAGTTCTGACTCTGAAGCTGGAAAGAACTAGCAGCATTCTGTAGTCTAGCTTGTTGTTCATTACTAAGATTTTGTAATGATAAGCCTTGTTGAGCAGCCGCATTTGTCAACGCCACTTGTTGTCTGTTATTTAAATTCTGCAAACCTATTGTTGCAAAGGTTTGTGCATCCTGTACAGCAATAGGAAGAGCAGACTCCATAGCAGCTTGGAACACAGCAGTAGCAGCCATAGAGCTACCGCCCAATCCTCTTGATGCCATAGCAGCATTAGCTGCCCTCATAGCACCAGCAGCCCAAGCAGGAGTGCTACCATCATCAAAGCTCTTCATCAGCTCTGTAAGCTGTCCTTGAACAGTGGATTGAGCAGACACATCACCCTGTGCTGCAGCAGCTAATGTGCCATCATCCACAGTGAACTTGTCTAGACGAGCAGCAACAACCGTAGCATCTGGAGCAAGACCCTCTGATGTAATTGCTGTGGCTTGAGCCATATCTTTCTCAGCAATCTGAGCAGCCTTAACAAGTTGATTTTCTTGTACAGCACCCTGAGCAGCTACAACTGCTGTAGGTGCTGCTGTTTGAGCAGCCTCTGCCTTCACAGCAGTGGCATCAGTTACAGGCGTAACCATTTCACCAGCAACTACTTCACGCTGTCCTGCCTGTACTGCACCTTTGTATTGTTCGCCTACTTTTTGAGCAGCAGCTACAGCTTCTTTAGACACTTGTCCTTGTGCTGCTGTAACCTCTGCTTCTTTAGACACTTCACCAGTAGCACCAGTGACACCTGCCAATGCTTCACCAACAGCAGGAGCTGCCTGAGCAGCTTCATATGCTGCAGCTTCACCTGCTTTAGTAGCAGTTGCTTGTCCTGCTGTAGCAGTTGCACCACCAGTAACTTGAGCAGCTTGTTGTGCTGCTCTAGCGTCTGTGCTTATTTTTTGTTCTGGAGTTAATGCAATTTGAGTGGCAGTTACTTGTGAAGCTTTACCAGCTAGTGGCTTACCAAACTCATCAGTGGTGGTGTCTACTGTAGGGTTTGTGAATAATACCGCTCTCTCTGAATCCATAGGCTTTCCGGTGGGGAGATCAATAGGTTTTCCAGATTCATCCATAATAAGATCACCAGAGGATGGACGCACAGCACCAACAGCTCCACCTTCTGCATATCTCTTCATCTTCACCAGTCCACCCTTAGCCATACGCTCAGCAAACTTATTGGTGATGGCTGCATACTTAGCCTCCAAAGAAGGAGAAGACGCAATGAACTCATCAAAGCCCTGCATAGGACCATCATAGCCAAGCTTTCTAGCTACGACTTCTTTCTGTTGTGATGTAAAATCTTTCATACGTTTCTCGGGTTCTCTATTGCTTCAGTCAGATAAGCTAGCATATCTCTGTTATCACGCAAGAGTGCTATGACTCCTACAGCTAAACAATACACCTGTCTTTCTGACATGTTTAATTGGAAGCAGTCGTCTATAGCGTGAATACATTCATGTAACAATGTATCCATCTCCGCTAAGGGGTGCTGACCAGACTTAATTTTAATTAAATATTCTTCGTAACTATACTCACCTAATTGATTAGGCAGTTCGTCCACAACCTGTACAGGTACTTCTCTGCCGATAATTGTAAGAGAAGTTGGTAACGTCATTATAACTCTTTATTCATTGTCATACCACAAATATCAGACTTAGTCAATCATCTAGACAACACATCCACCGCATGGTTGATATGTTTAATACGATCTTCTAGTCCAATTGTTCCACCATTAATCTTCTTAGTCATCATAACAAAGTCTTTGCTATTTGCAAATCTATTTAAGCCGTGTGTCTGCCAGAACCAGCCAGCAGTTTGAGCAGCATATCTAGGGGTACGGACAAGCTCTGGTTGCATAACAAAATCTACACCCAAGGCTTGCCCTGCATGATAGAAGTTGCTATGACCAGTTAGCTGGAGAAATCCGGATCCACGGAACCTGAACCCATCCCCACTAGCTTCATCCCTATTGCCCATACGATTGCCGTAAATGCGATTGGCAATCTTCTGTGGCTTCTTCTCATAGGCAGCAGCTTCCTCAGGTGTGAATCCCCAGACACGCTTAGGTGTCTTAGGGAATAGCTTAAGCAGTGTAGCTGCTCTGTAGTTTAAATTCTCTTCCATGATGCGGAAGTTGCCACACTCATGACCACATTGACCTATCCAGCTAGCCTGTTGAATAGGAGAGCTAATACCAAAGCGTTCAAATGTTTCATTAAAACTATCAGCTAATGAAGGGTCAATATGAAGTTGTTTTAAATGTTCAGCGGTTACCATTGATTAAATTCCTTACTTCGTCATAGGCTGCGATGCATTGGTTGAGCTTGTTGATGGCTTTGTCTCCTTCGGCAACGATGTCGATAAGAGCATTAATAGTCTGTCGCTCAAGTTCGGCTGCATCGGTGTTGCTATTTCCTGCGGGAGTGGGGGAATCTGTGGTGGTTTGTACACAACTGGAGGTGGGGAGGCGCAGCTCACCAGTCCTAACAAGCTCACGCATAGCAGACTGCTTCTTAGATATTTCATTGTTTGCCTTTCTCAATGCCGCTTCTTTATCATTCAATTTAGAAGTCATGTTCTTCTCTATCTCACGGGCTTCTTCATTCTTCTTAGCTATCTCTATCTGCATCTCTTGGTCACGGTCTTCCCAACCAAAGTGATAGCCACCTCTGTATGTACCAAACAGTGCAACCAGTGCACCCACTAATATCCAAGGAAGAGGAATGCCAAACATTAGTCAGCTTCTTTCCTAGCTACTGCTATCTCTTCTCTATCCTCATCAGGCTCCATATGTTCTGGAGGAGTTGTTGGAGGAGGACCGGGAGTCCAGCTCTCATCAAGCTCTGGATTGTTCCAGACAGGCATAGCACCAAAGGGCTGAGAAGGAAGGCCATAAGCAGACTGAGCAGGAGCATATGTGTTACTTACACAAGGCTGCTGCATTGTAGGGGCTGTAGGAGTTGTAGGCTTGAAGGCGTTAGTTGCTGTATTAACAGCTCTCTTACCTACGATGCCACCAATACCACCAACAATCAATAGCACAATGTCATTGAGCATCTTGGTGTAGGCTTGGTCAATCGGAGCCATACTCTTGATAGGCTGTGTTACAAAGGTAACAGAATATAACAATGCAAACACAATGCCAAAGAGGATGATGGTGATGGCTATCACCACAAATCCCCATATCCTAACCTCAATCTCTTCAGGGGTTAGTCTTGGTTTGGGCTGGCTTGGTGTCATCATTTTTGTTAGCTGTTCTATCAATTTGTTTCTCCAAGATGGGGGCTACTAAATACTCAGGGCATGTCTGTGTGAACTGACAACGTGGCTTTTGACATTGCTCAGCATGAAAGTTGTCTGGGTTCTGACAGAAGTATCTGTAACGATCTTCACAACCAACAAGCAACAATAACAACAATAAATATTTCATACCATTACATCCACAGAGTTTGCTCTAACCCATTGATTTTTCACTTGCTGCACTTTGCATGCTTGTTCTTTCTGATGGTTCAGTCTCTGAAGTTCTTTTAAATTCTTCTGATGGATAACTTGTTGAACTTCTCTCAACATGTTTGCATTGGCTTGGTAAGCAGTGATTTTCATAGCCCAATCTTTCCCAATAAAAGATTAACAATCTTGTTTGACAAGTCATCAGGTAAAAACTTTAAGAAACCTAAGAACCACCATGCAACACATCCATAAATAAATACCTTCAGAAACATATCAAATTGTTTCTGATATTCATTCATCTGCCGCACCCACCTTTAGGACATAAGTTTATCAACTCATTAATACCAATAAAGACGAGGAGTAGAACAAAAGCAATACCACCAATGATGATTGCCCACTCTTGCATCTCTTCTTCTTTTTCTTTAGCCTTCTTTTCAGCAGCTCTTAACGCAGCTACTTCTTTGGCATCATCCCTATCCATCTCAGCTTGACGTTCTTTAATCTTATTCCAGACATCAATCTTTCCTGTCTGCATGAACAACATCTTGAGTTCTTCTTCAAATGCTCTGGCCTGTTCTAGCGCCATTTCAATTTGAAGAGCTGTTCCCATGTTGGAACTTTTACCAGATCTCTTAGCCTCAAGCATAGCTTTAGTAGCTACACTCTTAGCATCAAACATTTTGCCAATCATAGGAGCAAGAGAGCCTAAATCATTGGCTACCTTGCTGGCCTTCTTGACCATGCTGATTGCTGACTGTATGCCAGCTAGGGCTGTCATCGGATCAATCATCGCTCAACCTTTTTCCATTCAATGCATATAACTTTTCTGTTATATACATCTCCAGTCCATGTCCATCGGACACACCTATACTTCTCCTCCTTGGACGAAACAGGGAAAGATGTTAGTAATAAAAATATTATTGATGCAATTTGTTTTCTATGGCTAGCCATATAGCACCACAGAATGCACCAATAACTAAGATGGGTTTCACTGCTCTGGCAAGCCATTCAAGAACAACGAAAGCACCAGAAGCTGCATTGAATGCAACCACCACAGCTTCTGTGCTCTTGTCTAGCTTGTCTACTTTAGCTTCGACAGCACACAGACGCTCATAAATTTGGGCGTGTGTTACGTCTTCCATGTTATGCTGATGCGGCTTGGATGGGAGCTAAGTCTTCTGTAGTCCAATAGTCTTTAGCCAACATAATAACTAAATGCTCTTTGTTGCGAGCAACAGTATCAGCCCAGTCTTCATCAGACATTAGTTCTGGTTGACCTGCGTTAATCAAGTTTACTGAGTCCATTGCGGCACTGTAGTGCTTTGCAATTTCTTCTGCGGATGGTGTTTGTGTTTCAATAGTCATGATTTACCTTTCAGTTTAAAGATTAGATGCCTGCGTCTGCAAGGCGTTTACGAAGGGATTGAATTTCAGCCCACATCACAGGGATAAGAGCAGAAGCATCCATTTGCTGATACACAGGGTTTCCATCTGCATCTACTGCGTCTTTTTCACCAATGTGTGCGTATGCTGGGGTTTCGTGAGCAATAAACATTGGGCGTTCTTGCGTAGCGCCTTTCATCTTTCCCATGTAAACAGGAACAGAGTCGATCAATGCACCGCTATTGGTAACAGGGCCACTAATGTCTTTGGCTCGGTAGTCAGATGTTGTTCCGTAAACAACTAAACCACCTGATCGGTTATAAGTAACTCTGCCACGAACTGTAGGTGATGTGTCGGTTGCAAAAGCTAAAAACTGGTTATCCCCAGAAGCCGCCCTATTCCAAAAACCCATAGTGTCTGTTGTCGCTCCTCCACCAGTACTAAATTCTGCGGCGGGGAAGCTGGCATCATAAACTTGCACACGAGTGCCGCCATTTAAAAACGCAGTGGGGGAACCAATTAAAAGTTTTGCACCAAGCGAGAAGTTACCCGAGCCATCAAACACACCCCGTGGATTCCCATCCCCATCAGACAGCACGATGTAGTTGCTTGCTGTGCGAATGTCTAGGCCACCTTGGTTGCCTGAGAAAAATCCAATGATTGAATTTTTTGAGCCTGTGGTCATTGATTCACCAGAACTTCTTCCGATGAATGTGTTGTATGTACCAGTTGTTACACTTTCTCCTGCCGCACGACCAAAAAACGCATTGTTATTTCCAGTCGTATTAAAGTATCCTGCGCCTTGACCAACAAAAGTATTGGTTGCTCCTGTGGTAGTGCTATACCCCGCTTGATAACCTACAGCAGTGTTGTTTGATGCTGTAGTATTAAGCTGTAAAGCGCCTCGACCAAGCGCTGTATTGGCGGCTCCTGTTGTATTTGTCAACAAAGCACCTGTACCAACCGCTGTATTGGCATCACCAGTCGTGTTTTGCCGCATGGCTTCATCGCCAACAGCAGTATTCAATGGGCCAGTTGTATTAAACTTTAATGCACCTCTACCAACCGCTACGTTTGAATAGCCAGTTGTATTAGTTAAAGCCGCCTGATAACCAACAGCAGTATTGTTTGAGGCTGTGGTGTTGGCAAATAAAGCTTCCCTGCCCATAGCCGTATTGGTTGAACCTGTGGTGTTAGATGTAAGCGTACCAACACCCATTGCTGTGTTGTTTGAGCCAGTCGTATTTGCGTTTAAAGCACCGGGTAAAACACCAGCCCATGTTCCACCAACAGCTACGTTGCCATTTCCAGTTGTGTTTGAGGCAAGAACGTCAGAGCCAATTGCGGTAATGCCAGCGCCAGTAGTGTTTGAAGTAGCGGCCCGATAACCTACAGCAGTACCACTCCCTGCTGTGGTATTTGAGTTAAAAGCCAAACGACCAACGGCAGTATTCTGAGCGCCAGTAGTGTTTAAATACAAAGCTCTAGCACCGAAAGCAGTGTTATCTGCGGCACTTGTATTAGCCGCCAATGCAGATGAACCCACAGCAGTATTAGCATCGCCAGTGTTTAATGTCAGTGCTTGATAACCAACAGCCACCAATTGAACGCCTGTGGTGTTGGTATAAGCCGCTTGATAACCTACAGCAGTGTTGTTAGATGCTGTGGTGTTAGACTGAAGTGCGCCATAACCAAGACCAGTATTGTTAGATGCTGTTGTTGCAGAAAGAAGCGCTCCCGCACCCATTGCAACGTTGGCAATACCCGTCGTGTTTGCTTTTAGCGACTCTTGTCCTACAGCGGTGTTCTGCTGACCAGTAGTTGTGTTAAGCCCAGCCTGATAACCAACAAAAGTTTGATTTGCCGCTGTACTGTTATAACCCGCTTGATAACCAACAGCGGTGTTGCTTGATGCTGTGGTGTTTAAACGAAGCGCCAACGCTCCCATTGCTACGTTGTAAGAACCAGTAGTATTGGCGTTCAAACTGCCATGACCATAAGCAGAGTTCCAAAGACCTGTTGTGTTTGAATACAAAGTCTCTGTACCAAAGGCATTGTTGTTGTAGCCAGTGGTGTTTAAATACAAAGCCCTAAAACCAAAAGCCGCAATGTCCGTGCCTGTGGTGTTGCTGAATCCAGCTTGAAAACCTACGGCTGTATTAGCTGCTGCTGTGGTGTTGGAAGATAATGCGGATTGACCTAAAGCGGTATTGTAATTTCCGCTTGTATTAGCTTGCAAACTATTTGCGCCAATTGCCGTGTTTTGAGTTCCTGTGTTTGCAACTAATGCATAATGACCAAACGCAGCGTTTTGATCTCCAGCAGCAGCGTATAAAGCACTATTTCCTACAGCAGTGTTGTACTGACCTGTCGTTACTCCATACCCCGCCTGATAACCGACAGCGGTGTTGTATGAAGCTGTGGTGTTAGAGTAAAGGGCGCTGTCACCCATTGCGGTGTTAGAAGCGCCAGTTGTGTTTCCACCAAGTGAATGTTTACCAACAGCAGTATTGTTTGCACCAGTTGTGTTTGCATCTAAGGAGCGAGAGCCAATTGCAGTTATGTTTACACCAGTAGTATTAGATAAACCTGCTTGAAAGCCTGCAAATAAATTTTCATCCCCCGTAGTATTGCTATACCCAGCCTGAAAACCTAAAGCCGTGTTGTTTGATGCCGTGGTGTTTGCGTTAAGAGCTTCACGACCAATTGCGGTATTGCTTCCGCCAGTGGTGTTTGTAGCTAAAGAAGAATAACCAAGAGCAGTATTATCTCCACCTGTAGTGTTGTTATATGCCGCAAAAAAACCAACGCCCGTATTGTTGTTGCCTGTGGTATTGAGTCTTAGTGCCCACAATCCAAACGCTGAGTTTGACGAACCTGAAGTGTTTGTGGCTAAAGCTGAAGAACCAACAGCCGTATTATTTGCACCAGCACCAGCACCACGACCAACAGTGATGCCATAAACAGTCAGGTCAGTACCAGAGTACAACAGGTTAGCAGAGTCAGTCAGCAAACCAGCAGTTGTGGCGTAGGTCACTCGGCCAGAAGTCAAAGAGCTTAGCGACAAGCTTGCGCCAGCAACAGTGCCAGTAAGTGTAGGACTAGCTGACATAACAACATTGCCAGTACCAGTGATGGCATTGCTCACTAGCCCTTTAGAGCCATCAGAGAATACAGCTCTACTGGCTGTCAATGAAGATAGGATGGGCTGTGCTGTAAAGGTAGCCACACCAGTGACAGCCAATGTGCCGCCAACACTACCATTACCCGCTAAGAACAAGTCTTTAAATTTTAAAGCGCTGCTACCAATGTCTACAGTGTTTGTAGTTTTTGGAGCCACCAAAGTGGCAGAGATAGTTACATCCTGTGTTGGACCAAGCGCAGTGATGGGAGCGCCTTCACCAGAAGTACCATCATGGTTGTGTCCAGTAGATGCATTGAAGGCATCTTGTATACCATCAAACTCATTATCTAAGTCGGCAGCATTAATAACATTACCGTCAGCAATGTTATTGGTAGTGTCTTTACGAACGTAGCCCGTCATAGTTATTCCTTATCTTCTATCATGTGTGGCATACTCTAGCGTTGCAGCGTCCAGAGAAAACGGAGGGTCTTGGCTATCAGAAACAAACTGTAAAGATACAGAGAATCCAGAACCAACAACCTGTGTTTGAAATTGTTTCTTCAACTTATCACCATAAACAGTTGTGCCATACTTAGCACCACTGCTACCATAAAAACCTACACTACCTGCGCTGTTTGACAGCGTTATTGTTGAAGGCTGAATGGATCCCTGATCATCAAAATCTAGCTTTAAATTCACTGATGTTGTAACAGATCCTTGTGGATCTGTATAGAGGTAAAGCTTATAAAAAGTCTTTCTCACCCTAAAATCATTGATAGGAACATAGGGGGTGGCAAAGGAAGCTACAATGTTTGAGCCATCAAAGTTATTTCCCTGTTCCATCTCATAAACAAATCCATCATTATTAGCAAATACAATGGTTTCTGTTTGGTTCTGATAATCACCATCAGCTACATAGCATTTAAAGCCCACTAGTTCTGCCCAAGCAATACCACCAGTGGCTTCACCAGTAACTTGTGTGCCTAATATTCCTTTGGCATTAGAGGCAGTGATACTATCATTATACCCAAATATTCTATATTGTGACTTCTGTTTAATAACACAACTAGCAAAAGCAGAGTGAGCATTAATTAAAGAAGTTGTTTCAGGCTGGATGGGTTTAGACACCACACCTAAGCTAAAGTCACCAATACGATCTGTAGCGCCAAGTAGTCTTAAGCCCTCTGGCCCTAAGAACATAACATCACCACCCACTTCTTGAATGGTATCAGGAGCAACACAGCCCACATTCTTAGTGACTGGCTGCAGTGCGAAGTCTTGAATGGTGGTTCCAATAAGCTGACTAATAGTTTTGTCTGTAAAGATAATTAATGTTTCTCTAAAGACAATGATGCCAGTGATTAAACCACCAACACTAATGATGCCAGAGCCAGCAGCCGCAGTGAAGTCATCATCTGTATAAGGAGCAGTGAATATGATTTTATCGTCTTTAACAAAGAACAATTGGTTCTTATGGCTAATGACAAACTGAGCACCCAAGATGTCTGTTGTCTTATCTGACAACACTTTAAATGTTGTACCATCATAGATGAATGGATAGTTTGTACCATCAACACCCGCTATCTTCTCAGTACTACTAAGTCTATACTTACTAAATCTAGTCTTGCTGTTGCTGGCTCTATTAGCAGATAACCAAGTGACAGCAGCATTATCTGCAGGGCTTGAGGCTAATGCTGGATAAATGGAGACAGTGGCTGCAGTGGTTGTAACAGTGGGAACTGCTAACACTGTATACACTTTCTCAATACCAGCAATACTAAAAGTATCTCCAATCTGTGGAGCCTTAATTAATCCATCAATAGCAACAGTGCTTCCTGATTGACCTGCTCCATTAACAAGCACTGTCCCATAATAAGGAACACTAATTTTAGTGAATCCTGTACCAGTGGTGCTATAAATGTCAGCATTTCTAGCAGCAATGACAGCGCTGTTCCAAGCAGCCACGCCCTTCACTGTGCCTGTATGCGAAGTGAAAGTGACAGCAGCTTTATCTGCTGGGCTTGAAGCTAGAGATGTTGTGAGCGTTACAGTGGCAATCTTGTAAGTGGAGTTGTAGGATACACCAGCAGCAGCAATGGTGTAGGTTCCAGTGACACCAGCAATGGTGAATGTTGAGCCATCAACAGGAGCAGTTAAGATGTTGGAGATGACTAAGGTAGTGCCAGTCTGTCCACTGCCCTGCACCTTAGGATTACCATAAGCAGGAATAAAGGCACTGTCGTATTTGTTATAGCCTTCAATACGCATATAGCCACCATCCACTGAAGGCTCAAAATTCTTTAAGAGCCTTGCGCTTCCGGGAGCTTGAGTGCCCTGCTGTAGTGGAGAAAGATTTGAAATCAATCCACCACGGAATTCAAACGGATACGTCTGCCATCCATCCATTATCTAACCCTATCACCAAAGCCGCCAAAAGCAGATGATTGTGTAATGGCAGTAGATTGCATATACACATATCTATTGATAAGAAGAATTCTCATCTTCTTAATACCTTCATCAAACTTAGTCTTAGCAAGAGAGGCTGCTTGTTCATTACTTCTAAACATGTAAGCATGATACATAGCACCATCAAGAATAACTTGTTTAAATCTCTCAGGAATAGATGGAACATCTGTAGCACTAGAAAGATCTACAGGAATTCTGTAGTATTCATAAGCAATTTCATATGCTTGATCGGGAGCAGGAACAACGCCCCACTCTAAACTAGGAGCATGGAATACATATGAAGGAACATCACGCTTACCAGAATCAGTAGAATATTCTTGATCTACATATCTCTGAAGATAGTCATCATAAGTGATGATGGTAAGTCTAACTGTCTCATTGGCTAAAGTAGCATCTTCCTTGATACGGAAAGTATCAAAGTCAATGGTGCTAGCATCAGAGGGAAAAGCATATCTAGTTGTACCTGCTGTCAAAGTTTCTTCAGCAAGTATATGATTGAAAGGCCACTCATAGTGAGTGTGGTTGATGTCTCTAATAGCAGCATTCACAGCATCTTTGATGTGTGCATAGAAACCAGTGGCAGCAGGAAAGTTTGCAGAAGTAAGCTCAACTTCGTTCAGCCTTCTATTCACTTCATTGGTTAGCCCAATATAGTCATATGCCATATCATTGTTCCTTAACTCTTAAGCGAACTACTCGCTCAGCAACATTACCACTACTATCAGTGATGCGGCAATAAACTTTATATTCAATGTTGTTAGTACCTAAGCCTAAGTTTATTGTAGTGACTCCACCAGAAATAGTCTGTGCTACATTCTGAATACCATTGACAGTGTTACCTGCTGCGATGGTTGTCTTTGTTCCAGTGCTATCATCTACAGACCAGACACAGGTACTAATTGTTGCACCATTCAAAAACCTAGACCAGTCTACACTGTAATCTAAAGTTTCATCTGGATCTTTATTAGGCCATCGAAAAGACATTATTAAACTCCTATTCCACTAAAGCACTTCTATCAGCACTAGTAGATCTTCTATATGTATATGCTTGTCTAGGCTCAATAGCCACATGTGATGTCCTATCATACCTTGTATCTTGTCTATCCACATACACTCTACGAGATTCAGCCATCACTAAAATTGTTCTTTCTTTGCCTGTGCTTTGTCTTTCAACATACACAGTGCGTTTCCTATCATATAACGAAGCTACAGCAGCATAATCAAATACAGTTACTGTAACAGCTACTGTGCCTATCGCTCCTATAGCTTCCACACCATCGAAGGTGGGTCTAGCATTATTAGCTGCTACAACATCACCAAGAGCTGTTGTGGCTTCTACACCAGTGATGGCTACTAAGGCATTAGCGAGGGTAGAGACAACCCCTAAACTAGCTATACCCTCAACACCAACCAAATCTGTTGTGGCTTTTGCCACTATAACAACACTACCTATTGAGGTTGTTGCTTCAATCCCATCTACAGGAATTCTATTAATCGATCTAACTTCTACAGTGCCTATAGCTCCTGTAGCTTCTACGCCTGTTATTGCTGTGAGTGCCTTAGCAATTACAACAACACTGCCAACATTTCCTTGTGCTTCTACACCAGTTACACTAGTAACTGCTTGAGCAACAACATCAACACTACCAACATTTCCTGTGGCAGATAAGCTAGTAGGTGTAAGCGTACAACCTAAACTAAACGATACGCCATCATTGACATATCCTGTAGCTTCCACACCAACTAGGCTAGTAACTGCTACGCCTACTACACCTACACTACCTGTTGCGCCTACAGCAACTAAGCTAACAACTACATGGTTAGCATCACCACTAATAACAACACCACTATCGGATGTTGCTGTGCCTTGCAACCCATCGGGAACATATGCAACATTGCTTACACCATAACGAGATGTCCCGTATATGCCAATGCCATATATTGCACCCGACCGGGTTGTCGTAGCCATAACCTACGACTCCTTATGCAATACGAACAATAGCGTTGCTTGCGTCTGCTGTGGGGAATTGAATTACAAAGTCACCGTTGGTAGATGTTTTATCACCACCAAAAGAAATTACAGCTACAGCATTAGTTGTACCTGTACCACCATCAGTGGTTGTATTATAAATTAAAGCACCAGCAGCGGTGATGGTTGCACTAGCCCAAGTAGCATCAGCAAAGTCAATGAATGCTGTAGTGCCACTGCTAGTAGGATCAATGTTTGTTAGAGCAATACCACCAGCAGTGTAACCAGTGCCTACAACTTCGTTAGAGGTTGTGTAAGCTGTGGTTGAAGCACCAAGGGTAGCTGCAGATGTGTACAAAGCAATCTTAAATGTATGACCGCTTGTAACATTAAAGTCATGTTTACGCTCAAGCAATTCTTTTTTGAAGCTTGTGCAAAGGGCAGATGTAATAGCCATTAGAGAATCCTCTTAGTTTTAAAAACGCTCTCTAATAGAGCATACAGAAATGGGAGAGGCGATTAAGCCCCTCCCACATCAACTAGCTATTAGGCCAGTTGCTCACGGTCAACGGAAGCACGGGCTGGGCGACCATCAACATTAATCAACACAGCCCATACACGCACTTCACCAGAGGTGGGAGCAGTAGTGGCAGTAGCGATCAACAAGTCGATAGTGTCAGCAGTAGCATTCACGATAGGCTGGAAAGCAGCAGCATTCTGGGCATAAGCACCAGCAGTAGCAGCGTCAGCATCGAAGCCATCAACAAAGTTATCAGCATCAACACCAGTAACACCCAAGTCAAAAGTGGTGTCAGAAGACTCACCGCCCAAGACGGTGACAACTTCCATACCAGCATTCAAGATGAGAGTGTTAGCGGGAACATTGATACACTCAATAACGTCAGCAGCAGCCAAGGCAGAACCTTTAGCTGTAGCTGCGGCAGCGAAGTCAATAGTAACATCGACCAAGTAAGGGACAGCACCAGCGGTGCGACCAGCGGAGGCTGAACCAGCCAAAGTTGTAACAGTTGCCATTATCGTTCTCCTTAAGCAGCGTTGTATTTAGCAGTGACGATGCCTTCAGGACGCAAGATTTTGCGACCATAAAGATGCATACCACGCACGATGTCAGCAAAGCTGTCTGGATCACGATATGTCTCGGTCTTAGTGATTTGCTGAGCAGTTGCAACAGCAGAGTCATGACCACCAACAATCACACCATAGTTGGTGTTCTGGTTAGCAGTACCAGAAGTACCGGGACCAGTACCAATCTTTGGCAGGTTGTTAGAAACATAGATACGGAAGCCATGCAAGTTGTTAATGACCAAGCCGTTCTGCAAACCAGAACCACCAAAATCACCATTCAACAAACGGCTGTCTTCGTCCTTCAACAGTTCAATGAACACGGGATCGACAACCAACCAACGACCAGCGGAATCAACAAACTGTTGATCCAACAAGCGGCCCATGCGAGACACAACCATCAATGGAGATGCCACATCTGTAGGCAGTGCAGTTGCACCGGGCAGACGGGGAGCCAAAGGAATGGAATGCTCACCAGCAGAAGCTGTAGTGATGTTACCGAAGCTACCTTTTTTCAGCTTCATAGAAGCCAACAACTCATCAGCACCAGCGGCAGTAACTGCCTTAGTACCAGAAGCTGTTGTACGAGCTGTATCAGGATTCACATGCTTTGCAGACTGTGAAAAACCAGACAAGTAACCCAAGACATCTTGGTCATACTGATCACGCAAACGATACGCTGCACGATCAGAAGCCATCTGCATGAAGTTCACATGTGAGTGAGCTGCTTCGATGTCATCAATCTTGAAAGCGTAGTAGTTAGCTTGGTCAACAACCAAGGTGAAGTCTTCGTCATTAAGATCTTGAGCAGTGATCTGTGTACCACGAGCATAGCTCTGGACGCTAACCTCCGGCTCCTTGATGATTTTGACGGAATCCCCCATATTAGCAATCTCACCGAAGTAGTCATTGTTTGTAATGTCTTCAACAGTAGAAGCTTTGCGGAATGCAAGTTGTACTTGCTTTGAATAAATAACTGGAGAAAAGTTACCATTCGGCAACGATCCATATCCAGCAGCACTTGGAAAAGCCATTTTAATTCTCCTATAGATAAATGTATGGCATATACTAAAATACGCTCACTCAAGTTCCACAGGGCTGTATCAACTAGGTGTATGACAAACCTCTTCTAGCTAAAGAGGATGACATAGGCTAGATCAACTAGGTTGTCTGCTTACTTTGTTATGCGTCACTAAATGACAAAGCTCCATAAACTGTTTTTCAGTGTAATCAAGCTTCATCCTATTGATAGGAACACAGACAAGTTGAATGTTATCAACTGTGTAATCTTTGTTACTATCTACTCTGTCTAGGCTTACTGTATTAAGTTGGTGGCTTTCGCTAGTCAGCGGCAACTTAGTATAGACACATAGACCTTTTTGTCTCTGCCAAACATCATGAAGATGTTCAACAGTGATAAAACATTTTTTATTCTTTCGTTTACTAGCTGTATTTACCAACTGAATAAACTTCTCATCAAGACTAAGATTTGTATATCTTCTTTTATTCTTAATCTTAATTTTTTCTTTGTTATTACAGTATGTTCTTTTATCTCGTTCCTTAGCTTTATCAGGATTAGCTCCTCGCCAATCTCTTAATTTTTTAGCTAAACAAACTTTACATATTGCTTTGTAACCTGTGCCTGTGGTCTTACCAGATTTACCAAACTCACCCAACAACTTCTCTACACCACACTTGGTGCAAATCTTACAATTTTCCATAACATCCCTAACTAGATATAAAGAGCTAGGCTGTGAGTTAGCACAGTCAGGGGAGCTACCCTCTTCGCTCTGTTAAAGTTATACCAGTTGTTTCAGGTTTGTCAATACTTAACGAGCACTTCCGCTAATATCGTATACAAACTTACCTGATTGTAATGCTTTAGCAATAGCTTCTTGGTTCTTTTCATATTCAAAGGTAGACATTTTATTTACCTGTGACTCATAAAAGACACCATCTTTGCTTTCGCCTGTAGGCGCAGAACGACTACCACGGGTGTTAACACTTTCTGCTGCACCCTTATCTGAGGTAGACTTCTTCGTCTTAATATTCTTATCAGCCTTGTAAAGATCAATGGCACGGGCAGCAGCCCTTGCATCACTGTCATTATCATACAAAGCATCTTGCACCCACTTAGGTTGTTCTTCAACCCAGTTGTGGAAATCATCATCATCACGGATGGAGTCAAAGTCTGGGTGCAGACGCATCAACTCAGCTTCTGCTTTCTCCTTAGCTGTCTGATGCTCACGCTCATCAAGCTGTTTGAATCTCTCATCTAATGCTTGGGTTTGTTCCTTAGCCTTTTTAATTGCAATTGTTTCTACAATCTTTGCAACATCAGGATAGGTTTTAGCCCACTCATTCAATTCTTCTTCACTCTTAGGAAGCTTAATTTGCTTCTCTGTGCTGCTCTGTAGCTGTGAACGAAGTTCATCAATCTGCTTCTGCAAAGCTACTTGCTGTTGCTGAGAATGTCTGCGAAGATCACCATAACGCTTCTTAAAGCTTTTCTCTTCTCCGCTTAAGTTACCATCTTCATTATCCTGTGGATCTTGAGGATTGTTCTTATCTTCAGCCAATCGTTTCAACTCTGCTTCTTCTTGTTCAATCTTATCCTTGTTAGCATTACGCTTACCAAATGGAGAGAACGCCTGAGCCTGTTGGTTCTGATTAATCACCGCTTCTGTCATAACATACCTTTTAAGTTGGGGCTAGCTGTAGCTGCATGTGCAGGGAGATAGGTAGCCATATGGTGGGAAATTGTTGATACTCGCCAGCCCACCTCTGGCTTGAGCATTCTAATTATATAGTATTATTTCCTAGAAGCAATGCCTCTTTTTTGAGCAGGTGTTGTCTTTTTAACACGCTTAGTAATAAGACCGCCCTTAGCTACAGCAAGAACTTGAGCTTCCATGTCCATAGGCTTCGCAGCAAAAGAACTACCAAAGCCATCTACCGCAGTCATACTAGCGCCCGGTACATAGGTTTCTTCTGCTTCAGTCGTTCCACCACTAGCAGGTTCAGAAGCACCTTCACCACCGCCACCGCCAGCTTCACCACCACCGCCACCAGCTTCACCGCCTCCACCGCCAGTTTCACCGCCAGCCCCACCACCAACAGCTTCACCACCACCAGTCTGGCGACCTTCAGTATCAGCACCACTAGTTAAACTATCAGCGCCAGCACTACCGCCTTGACCACCAAGAGCTATGTCAGTTGCAGTTTGCTGTGATGCAGGTTCCGCTGCTTTAGCTTCTGCACCTGCTGTAGTATTCGCAGCATCTCTACCAGCTTGAGCAGCCTCAGAAGCTGAGCCACCTTTTACAACCACACTGGCAGCAGCCTGACTAGCCGCACCTACAGCAGCATCACTGAAGCCACTACTTGTAGCATCAGCGGCTGCTTGAGCAGCAGCAGTTGCAGCAGTGCCACCAGTGCCGCCTTTATCAACAGGACCCGCAGTGGCTGCTGGCTGAGTTGCATTTAGATTAGTGCCCATTGTGTCACCAATGGCTGTAGAGAAAGCCTTAGCAGAGCTAGTAGCAAAGTAGTTATTAACTCTAGCTGCTACACCTAACAAAGGATTAACCATACCAGCAACAGTCATCACTGTTTTATCTATAGTGTTGGGTGTAACACTACCATCAGGATTTAAGGTGAAGCCGCCAATGCCTGTACTTACAGCACCTGTATCGGTGGCTGTAATAGAACCGCCATAAGAATTAACACCCTGTCCTTTATCGCCCATAAAGGCTGCGTTAGGAGGAGGAGTGGTTGTAGTGGTTGTAGTAGTCTGTGGTGTACTAGTAGGAGTATCTTCAGTAGGAGAAGTAGCATCAACGATTGGTATGTTAGTAGGAATACTTACT